GACTCCATTTGCAAGCAACCAGCGATGGTTTCAGCATCTTGGTGCGTGAACCATTTTGTAGTGTGGTTCGTATAAACCCATCGCTGCCAATCTTCTGCATCCCTTAGCATCCAATAAGCCATTCTACAGCCGTTGGCTCTTCGCTCTTCTAAAGTCGTCAAAGCGACTTTGCACGATTCTTCATTGGCATATAGCAACTCTTTGATACGTTCAATCTAAGGCTCTTGACCGTCTTCCCAATACGACTTTGCTCGCTTCTCTTGAGCTATGGCTTTTGCGTGTTCTTCGCGCTTCCCGCGCAGTGCGGCCTTGTGCGCTTCTATGATGGGCTTGAGTTCTTCTTTTGGCATGAGCATCCATCTAGCATCAAATTGCATGGGAATTGTCTTGAACGTATATCGCACAATGCCAGTGTCTAGCTCTATATCCCCGCAGTTGCCATAGGTGTCCTTATGGAGCATCCTTAATATACATTCGGCCTTCTGGTATGCCCATTGCTCTTGTCGCAAGAACTCAAACCAGTCTTCTTGTGTTTTGATGTGTTCCATGTTATTCTTCTTCGTTTAGTGACTCCTTAACAATTCCCTTTAGCACGATCAGGATCGAATACCGCTGCACAACTTTGTCGCGAAAGCTCGATTCTTTAAATCCGTCTTCTAAGGGCTTTAAAATAGACTCAATGGACTTGGGGTCGTATTTATCGCGAAACGCGCTTAAATCCGCCTTCTTTTGCCAATAATGGACCATCTTGCGAATATCTTCGCGCTCGGTTTTGGGCAAATCGGGATTTTTAGCCTTTTCTAGCGTTTCTTTTTTGATCAAAGCCTTGGCCTCTTGGACGATCTCGGCTTTCTCTTCTTCGCTGAATTGAATCACGCCGAGCTCCTGCACTAGAATCTTCCCCCAAAACGCTTTGATGCGCTTCTCGGCATCGGTCAAATCGCCCGTCTCGGTAAACCGCTTGACCAATGCGCGGTACTCGGTTAAAATCTGCTGGTGAACTGCTTGATTTTTCTGCTCAGCCTCGGCGTCCTTGCTGCGAGCTTCAAGCAGATCCAATTGCCGATGATAGGCTCCAAGCACTTTTTTTCGCTTACTCAGGTAAGCAGCCAGAACATTGCCGATTTGACCAACTGGAAGCCGCCCACCGTAGGCGACACACTCGGCCTCAATCACATTGGCTGCCCAGAGGGAGAACGCCTCCTTGATTTCAAAAACACTGAGCATTGGGAAACGCTTTAGGATAAACTCGGCGCACTCGCTAAGGTAAACTTGGGATTCCTTTTGCCTAATTGGAGCGCCACGCTCGTCAAGTCCGACGGAAACCTGGCTCTGCATTTTTGAGAAGTCAATGCCCGTGAAGGTTTTCAGGCAGTGAAAAACCTGAGTACGAAGAACAACTAGCTGCCTCTCAATCGCCTCTTGGTCTTCTGATTTTAGAACAGAGCGGATGTTTTGCTCGCTCAGCTCAACGATTCTTTCCACCTGTGCTACTGGCAACTCAACCAGAGCCGCCGTTGAGCTGATTGTAATCGTCGAAAAGCTCGTTGTAGATTTCTGCTGTATGGCTGGTGTGTTGCCCTGTGTTGTTAGATCGCTGCTGTGCATCGGCTTCTTTTTTTCGTTTGGCAATTGCCCATTTTGGGTGATAATCTTTTACTCCTTCCTTGCTAAGTGTGTCAATGATTGCGTCGCTAATGTCTTTATCCGTCCAATTTGCGCCCTGTGCGCTCGCCTGTCGAAACTTCTCTATTTTTCCGATGTTCTCCCTAGCTAAGGTGGGCGAAGTCCCGTAGCGGCCATTCTCGTGCCATCGGTACAGGTATCGACCTAGTGCCTTTCGCAGATGCGGCGGCCAATTGGGAAGATACTTGTTGGATTGCGCGACAATGATGTAATCGGGCGTCGCAATCGGGGGGCGTTTGGGGTTGCCGTCCACAAAAGCCATGATGTCCCAATCGTAATCATCGGGGTCTTGCTCTAGACTCAAAACACGCGGCAAAACTTTCGCGCTCTCAACGCTCTGCCAAATGGCATCCAAATCGGGGATCGCATTTGTTTCTTTTTTTTGCGCAACTTTTTTTTCTTTTTTTTCTGGCTTTTGTGATTTCAATATTTCGGGTTCTGTTTTTTTTGGTGGAGGAATCTCTTCCTCGTGCGCGTCTTGAATAGAGAGAGAGTTATTAATTTCACTATTATCTACACTACTATAGGAATCTAATAGTTTGGCCCCCCGATTTTCGGGGCCCCACTTTTCGGGGGTACCCCCACTTTTCGGGGGGTCGTTTTTCGGGGGGACCCCCTGTTTTTCGGGGGGTCGTTTTTCCAAAATACCATGTTATTTGTGACGTGGTAAACTCGAAAAGATCGGTATCATTGTAGCTGCTTGTGACCTTGATTATTCCAAGGTTGATGAGTTCTTTTTTAACTTTTGGGAATTTCCCCTTTCCCCATTTCATGCGGGTGCGCAGCTCATGGGTAGACTTCCTGAACTTCTGACCGTAAGAGGCCAATACCATCATGAGGGCAATGCCATCATTGGTCAACTTGCTCAATATTCTATCGTCTACGTTTATCATTGGCGCATTTAGGAAATAAGTGAATGAGTGGGCGTTCTTATGGCTTGGGCAACCTATGGGTATGAAGCTTCTTAAGATACGAAATCTTAGTAAATTCCATTTATAAATCTAGATCAGTGTGGTTTTTCTGTCGCAAATGTACCAGCGCCACTCGCCTCTTTCTACTTTGCTGAGCAGGTCCGTGGGGCCGATGACCCGATTCGGGCAAGTGGCCCAATATGCGTGGTCGTCTTTGCGATGATTGGGCAATGCTCGGTGGACGACAACATGCTCAACCACACCCATAAGCGGCGTACTGAGTCGCTGCATGGTTGTTCCTTGGGTGTAGCAAATTGCCCCCTCTGCATAGGGCTTCTGTGTCCCATTCTCAAGAATGCCAATGGGGTATCCTTGGGTTAAGCAGTGCTCCAGCCCGACGTTATAGGCGGCTGTCTGTACTGCTTGGTGTGCGGCAGCCCAATCCCAATCCAATTTATCGCGGCCGTGCAAGAGGTGCACCCAAGCCTTAGCTAATCGCTGGGGCCAACTTGGGCCTAGGCCCGTGTGGGTTATAATGGTTGATTGTGTTTGTGCTATGGTAGTCATTGTGGAAAGGTTATGGCTACCAATATTAGAAAGAATAGTAGCGTGATTATGAATGCGTTGAATCTGGTTGAGTTGTTGTATTTTGGTGGGGTGATGTTGTCATTGTTTTGTTTCATGATAACTCGTGTTTTAGATTAAGAGTTATGAATTTCTATAGCGGATAACATGCCCTTAAAGGCCAATATATACGCTTTGCCTTTCGGGCTGTCTTTGTATTTATCCGAAATAGCCTGCATGAATTGTTCGTACTTGTTGTAAAAGCAGCCAGCTATTACTTTTTGATTTAGGGTGTCAATCGTCACGCATCTTCCCATTTCCCCGAAACCAACCATTTGAAATAATCCACTGCCCTTTAGATTAGCGCCCTTTAGGTTAGCGCCCTTTAGGTCAGCGCCCCATAGGTTAGCGCCCTCTAGGTCAGCGCTCCCTAGGTTAGCGCCCTCTAGGTCAGCGCTCCCTAGGTCAGCGCCCTTTAGGTCAGCGCTCCGTAGGTTAGCGCCGTTTGATAAAGCATTAACTAAACATTCCTTAATGCTTTTGGTGTTATATTCACTAAGAACTCTTCCTGTAATTTTGTGTACTATTTGCATGATGCATTATGAATGGTTAAAAAAAAATGCAGCGCCCTAGTTGGGACGTTGGGCGCTGCCAACTAAAAAGCGGATTGAAACTATTTCTTGTGTGCTGGCAGCATCCAGCGGTAAATCACGAACACAACCTGAGTTAATGCGATTACTACCCAAGTTACGACCACGCCCGCCATACCATAATCGAACGCCCAAGCACTTGAAAATGCCAGCAGGGCACAGACTAGGGCCCGCGGTGGCGCTGACACGCGCCGAGTTGCACAGTCGCTTGGCTGCTGACCAGATAGGCCATAGCGCGACCATACACTGACTGCCTCTGCGGTATACCATCCGCCCAAGTAACCCATGAGTGACTGGAAGGCGACCAAAGCTAATGCGCCCTTGACCATCTCCTCTGCGATGGCTGGGTCAATGTCGTCGGGCAACATGATAGTCCCGTTGTAAGCCAGAAATAACTTGCCAGCGATCCAAGAGGTTGGCGCAAACCAAGTTAGCGCCAATGTGGGCACGCGCTCGTATTGCCAGCGCTTGTTTTTAAATGATCTAGCTGCCTCATAGTCGGCTGTTTGTGTGTTTTGTCTATTCCACTTGCGGTAGAGGATAGCGGCGGCGATTAGCCACAGAGCGCTATATGTTAACGCCCAAGCTGTTATGATTTGAATGTCCATGGTGTTTTTTATTTGTTGCTCTTGATTTTTAGGATGTCAAAGCTACCTAGTTTTGCTTTTAGATCAGAAGTTGATTTTTTCAGTTCAACATTATATTTGTATTCTTGGATGTTTTGAATGTATTGTTCGGCAGTTGTCATAATACGTTGATTTTTATTGTGTTTGAATACCCGCGCCGTAGCGCGGGGGTGGTGAGTTGCTTATAGTAAGTCGTCCGCGCTGCAACTAGGAGCCATAGAGTAATTTCCGTCAGGCATAAAGTATTCTATGCCGTTGTGTTGCTTTATTTTTCTTCTAGCGGTTCCGTCGCCATCGGTAAAGGTTACAAATGACTTGGTGCGCTTTAGGATCGTAACTTTTGGCTTTAGTTCGCAATCACCTATGTATCGGTAAGTGTATGTTTTGCCGACTTGAAATGCGGATGAATCTTCGCTTGAGTTGTTTTCTTTGATCCATTGCTGGCATTCTTTCAGGAATTGCTCCCAGCCCTTGTAGGCGTCGCTAAATGCGTCTAGGAAATACATTTTTTGCTCAACTTCTTTGATAATAGCATTTACTGATTCGATAGTGTCCGTGGTGAAAGTTGCAGTTGTCATTTCTGTGTTGTTGTATTGTAGTTTGTTGGATTATGCTAGATAAGGGTTGATGTATTTCTTCATTACCTGTTGAGCAAACGCCCCTTGCTTTAGGTGAGAATCCTTGATGATTGCGGCATCGTCTGATTCGATCATGCTATAAATAAGCTGCATGAAATCATCGTATGCCTTTTCTTCTAAGTCTAGCAATTGGTCCAATGTCTCGTCCTCTATCGTTGGGTTGTCAGTGGCCTTTGACGTAGTGTTCATAGCGTTGATTAGATTGGTGGCTTTTTGGTTGAAGTTGTTGTCGTCGCTAGTGATTTGGTAAGTTGCAGTTGTCATGTCTGTGTATTTGTGTTGTTTGTTGTTGATAACAAATATAGGGCATGTTTTCCATTTCTCCAAAATTTTAGAGAAAAAAGAGCAGTTTTTTTGTGATTTAGACCAAAAACGCGTTCTTTTGTATTATAGAGAATAAAAACAGAAGAATTATGCCTAAAAGAATGACGGCTAAACTTGCGACTCAAATCAAAGAAAGGTCCAAGGCCAAGATGAAAGACAAAAAAACCAACTCTTCAGTCGCTAGAGCTGATAGTGCCTTATGGAGTTCACGCACAGGGTGTCCAATCAGCTATTCGCTATTGAATAGAGTCTGGAAGAATGACCCGCAAATGACCTTTGACACTATAATGTCTGTATGTGATTGGCTTAGTATACCTTATACTATTAATAATGGCAAGGTTGATGTCAATGAATAAAAAACTTCTCTAAAAATTTGGAGAAATAGAAAAGTTGCCGTACATTTGTATCATACCAATCAGGTAGAGACACAAACAACGGCAACCATGTACGACTTCATCCAACTCCACAGTAAAAGCGAAATTGATCCACACTATGTATTTGTACTAGTAGAGACCGCCGATGGGCGCGAATGCTTGGTGCAGGTAAACCTTGAGGATTTGCCCTGCGAGGATTCTTGTCAGCGGTGGTATGAAACCGCTACAGATGCGCAAATTGAGGAAGCAATTGACGTTGATTGGGATGGGTTGGATATTGATGCCGATGACTTGGTGTCAATGGCTGCTGTGCTGCCTATTGCTAAAAATTGCCCTGCTGCTTGATTGCGGTTAGGGCTAAAAGTATTATATTGAAATTCAAAACCATTAAAAACGCAACAATGGACGATAAGTGCAGAAAAGAAGCCGCGGATTACTTAGAGGCGAACCGTAATAAGTTAGTGGGCAAGAGCAAGGCCCAGAACGGAGTGCTCGACAAGGTTCGTGATTTCCTCTTGGGGACAAAGGACAGGGAGCCGCCGCCGACCTTTGGCAAGACGAAAGAGGGGGAAAGTTGGGTTAGGCCCAACGAGCGCAAAAAGTAACACCCCTTCAAGCCGACAGGCCCGCGTCAACATGATCGGTCGTGAGGTGCGGCGAAAGCAGGGGAGGCCCTGCGGGGGAATTTTAATAATTAAAAACAGAGAAAATGCAAGCGATGTTTAATGTAGTTGCTGCTGTATCGGCAGGGTTTATTTATCTAGCAGGCGTCGCCATCGTTGGCGCTATACCTGTGTACTATTTGTACAATTGGCTTATGCCTGAGCTTTACGAGATGGGTAGAATCACATTTTTTCAAGCAATTGGGTTGATGTTTTTGTGCGGGCTTTTGTTTAAGTCGCCGTCTGCGTCAACAGAATAGATATACTATTTGTCCGCCACGGGAAAAGCCGTGCAAGAAGTCCAGCACAGGCGCGATGTTGGCAGCAAAGAACACCCAGCGCCCGCCACGGGAAAGGGTCTCGTGGTGATTTGAGAATTAGAAAAACGCATAATAATGCAAAGATGCGATAATTGCAGACATCTAGAGTTTCACGAAGATGGATTTCACAACCCATTTGTTGTCTGCGAAAAAGAAGGCATGGTGCCTGACAAAGAGGATGTTGGTATGCTTGAAGAGCTTCAGTATGGGCTTAATATCTCCATGCAGCAAGTGCGGCAAGGATGGTTGGGTGAATGTGGAAAGGATTGTCCTGTGTGGGCGCCAAAGCAATAAGTTGTAGTTTCAACCGACCAATTGGTGTAATGGTAGCATTAGCGCGACGTAAAGAGTTGGATTCCGAAGGAGTTGGTGGTCGCGCCTCAGGACGAGGTAACGAATGAATAGGAGCGGGTTCGATTCCTGCATTGGTCACAAGATTTGCCCTCATACACCAGCAGGGAAGAAGCAATGCAGTTCACTTTGGTTGTGACTTCCAATTTTTATCGGTCCCTTAGCTCAGTTGGTTAGAGCAGCGGACTCATAACCCGCTGGTCGTCGGTTCGAGTCCGACAGGGACCACTAGGTTTTTATTGGGTTTAGTTTTCTGGGCGGTGATCGTCTCATGGTTGCCGCCCTATTTTTTAACAGAGAAATCAGAACTACGATGCAACGAGTAGACGAATTTAGCCCATACATACACCCGTTTAAAGTCCATGTACCCAACTTGCTCAATGAGACGTTTGAGAACGCCATCCCTCCGAAAGTTATGGCAGCGCTCAGGATTCCCATGAACGAGTTTCAACGTTATTTGAGGTCACTTGTAGCCAGGTGTGCTGAGCTTAATGATCCTGTACTTAATAAGATCATGTGCGATATGACGCTTTACGAGCAATCCAATATTGAGAGCGAAGAGTATAGTCAAGAAATGGTCGAGCAGGTCAACGCTAATTACAACCAATATTTGCGAGATAACGGATTGTTCCAACCAGCACAGGGCGAATGTCAAAGCCAGACTTAAACCCGCGCTGGGTAGGTAGGGGAGGGTGGGATTTTTTTTAACAAGTACAATAGAATATCAATGATTATAAGCTACAAAAAGGAGTCGGTAACTATCGGTGCTGGTGTGGTGTTTGGCGTAGAAGGAAGTGCGATTGTATTTTACCTAGCAGAAGACCATATGGCAACTTTTGAATTCAATTCTTCTGATGTAGCTAACCTCAGCTACAGTTTGATATTGCAATGTTATCAGGCAGGGCGCGCCGTTGCGCTTTTGCAAAAAAAATGAAGCGCAATAAAATAAAGAAGTCAAATTTGTATAAGAGGGGTGAGGTCCGCAGCAAAGCCCCTTGTTTTTAAAATAGAGAAGTATGTCAACTAGAGCAAATATTCGATTTGAGGACGGCAGCGATTTCATCTGCATTGACAGAAGCCATGATGGTTTCCCTGAAAACGTCCTACAAGACATACAGCAAGCCATTGACCTATGTGAACATAGATTTAGTGGAGAGGAGACTGGTCAACTGGTTAGTGCTTTTCTGGGTTTGCATTTTGATCGAAACAGAAGAGTCCAGACTTACGAGCTGTGTATTGGCTACGAGCGAGCTGGTGACGAAAGCTACTGCTACAGAGTCTACTATTGCCGAGAGAGCGGCAAGTATAAGGCATCTGTAATTGAATGATATACCGCGTCGAAGCATCCTCAAGTGGCCGCGTATGGGTGGTATGATAAGCGCCCTGTGTTTGTTAAGTTCATGGTGCAGCCTTGCCGCTTCCAAGGTTGCTTTTTAAAAGTCAAGTCACTATGTCAATGGATTACATCAGATCACAATACAAAGTCCCAGCAAAGCGTGGTGGACGTGTACGATATACGGGTGGTGCTGAGCCCAAAGAAGGGGCTATCACCTCAGTCAATGGTGCGCACTTGAATATCCGAATGGATGGAGAAACAACCACAGGCAAGTATCATCCTACATGGGAGATTGAATACCTTTAAAACCAACTTGTGCAAATTCTGCACGGGTTCAAAAACAGAGAACATGAAAACTTATTACTACTCAGAACGTCAAGCCAAGGCCCAAGATGCTATTGTGCATATTGACCGACACGGGGACCGCTACACTATCACTAAGTGGGCATGGAATTATGAAGATGGTGGTGGAGGTCCACGATACACCGAAGTTATAACCAATGGGAGAGGGCCGAGCTACCCAGATGCGCGTATAGTTGCACAAGGGAGTCTTAGAACGGTGATTGATCGGTATTATTTGTAGTGTAAAACGAACAGCAACCATGGAATACAATAAGTGTGAAATATGCGGTGCAGGAAACGGAAGGGCGGGTAATTTATTCGGCATCAAGGGCAAGCCGAATGCCTGCAAAAATTGTCATGATACCAGAGAAACAGGAAGGGTAGTAATACATAGTTATTTGCGCAGAACCGAAGAAGAGATAAAGAAGACAATTGAAATTCTATCCCCAAAGCCAAGTGTCAAATGTGCTACCATTCACGAATCAAGTGGCGAAAATTGCCCCAATGAGGGAGTTTATGAAGTGGGCATTGACCGCAAAAGCATACAAGAGAACAAGCCGCTTATGGTGTGTGAGCGGTGCAAAACGAATTACCAACCTTAAGAACAGAGAACAGAAATGGGAATAAAAGTAACAACTATGCCAGTTGATGAAGATTTGCATTGGAAAAACTACATGGAAAGCACTTTTTTAGGAAAGCATCATTTTGAGGTGTTTGCTAAAGGTGGCAGTCTAACCGACAAAGGATTATTGGTCACTATTGACAAAGTGGTCAAAAAAGAAATATCGCACAAGGGTCGTAAGGAAACCAAACCAGCGGTGCTATTCAAGGAAACAAATGTCCTTCCCTTTTTACTTGGGCCTGAAAAATTCCAGCAATTAGAGCAAATCTTCCAATCTCCACATGCTAAGGACTGGAAGGGCAAGAAGGTGTATTTGTACATAGACCACGGCGTAAAGTTTGGTAGAGAGGCAGTTGGTGGGATTCGCTTTAGAATGCACATGGAGGCGCCCAAGGCGACCTCAGGTCCAAAGCCTATAGAAGAAAAGAACATGGATAAGGCTATCCAATTCGCCATTGCCAAAGGCATGGACGCGCTTCTCAAGAACTACATGCCAACACCAACACAACAAAAAATCATAGAGGATGCCATTGCCAAAGCTAAAGGATAGAATTATCCACTATGGGCAGCAAGGAACGCACGACTGGCATGAGCTAAGAGTGGGCAAATTTACGTCTTCCCAGATATGGCTTTTGATGCAAGGCTCCAAGTCTTCTAAGTCCGAGTTTTCCCAGCGAGGATTGAACTACATCAAATCCAAGGCCGTGGAGGTTTTGTACGGCACTTATGCAGAGTCCAGTGCGGGCATAGCGGGCCAATGGGGCAAAGACTACGAACCAATAGCTGCTGAGTATTTTGAGCAGACCTACCTAGCTCCTAGATTGCTATTCCGAGACATGGACCAAGTGCGGTTTATAGAACATGAGAGCCTTCCGACGGGAACATCGCCCGATGACCATGTTGACGGCCGTCCATCAGAATACAAGTGCCCATACAACAGGTCAATACATTTCTCCCATTGCCAACTTCAATCGTTGGACGATCTGATGAAGTTCGACAAACAAAAGGCTTGGCAAATCATTCATCAAATGTGGCTCATGCGCTCAGATTCGGCCTATTGGGTGAGCTTTGACCCAAGGCTTCTAAGCTCTGAGAGGTACACTCACAAAGCCCTTCACGTTATAGAGGTTGAGCAAATGGACGGAGCGGTCGAGCAATTAAAACAGAAAATCGTAGCCGCTCAACAAGTGATGAATGAATTCATTGACCAGTTTTCAAACCAACCAGCAGCATGAGCCAAGAAGAGATGGAATACCACGAACTACTCATCAAAAAGTACAACGACATCGAAAAAGGCGCTCGTGCCATTTTGATGCGTCAAGGCTTCGATTATCAGGGCAACATCTTGTGGAGTGTGGCACCTGTCAACCATAGGGCTTTATCGGCGATCATAGACGCCATAGAGCAGCAGTGTCTTGCTACTCAAACAGAAGCCTATGATATGTTAGAGGAGATGAGAGAAACAGGGCTGGGCGTTCCTGCCTGTATTGTAGACGCATTTTAAACCGACAGCATGAGCAATAAAAAACTAAGAAACTACACGACCTCCATCCCAGCGGCAAGGAGCGCCGCTCAGATCGAAGAGAAGCTTTGGAAGTTGGGTTGCGTTGAGGTCTCCAAGACAGGACAAGGCGGCACACCTACTTCTATTTCTTTTGTGTTCCAACATCAATCAGAGTCTTACGAATTCAAGATTCGCGTACAGCACGAAGGGGTTCTCAATAGGCTCTCAGGTATGAAGCTCCCAAAGAGTAAGCAGACCCGCGCCCGTGCCTTAGATATTGCATGGAGAACGACCGGAGAGCTGTTGGATATACAGATTGATGCAATCATGAATCAAACCGCATCTCCAATGGAAACTTGGGCGACTTATTTGGTGGGCCCTTCTGGTGAGACAATACAAGATAGGATTCAAGCGGGCGTCTTGCCTGATGTGAAATTACTTTTACCTTAATGAGCATGGAAACTCAAGCCAATAAATATAAGTTCCGAGCATGGAACGCCATAGTTCAACGCTACGAGTATTTTGATTTGAAAACCTTGGCAGACCTCGATGAGCCAGTGCAGTGGCACATCCTTGAGATTGACCAATGGACTGGCCTGTGCGATGCCAACGGAAAGGGCATCTATTCAATGATGTTGTGATTTTCTGCGGTCAACAGTGTGTAGTGAAACAAGATGTTGGCTTTGGTCCGTACCTAGAGCGACACGGCAGGCCGTATTTGGTTCAAATGCACGAAGAGGTTAGGGTGGTTGGTTGTGTGCGGACATTCAAAAAGAACGACAAATGAGTGATACCGACAAAATAATTGACATGCTGCTGAGTGACTGGACGAGAGAGGTGGCAATCAACATGTTTTCTGGTGGCAAACAAATATCTGAGTTCATGCGACTCAATAAGGGCGCTTTGATTGAGAAATGCTATGCGGCTACATTGGAGTTTATCATGTCCTGCAAAGATACGCCACTCATACACGAAACTCCATATGAAAAGCTACGGATAGCGCTTGAGTTATCTTCTGGGCGAGTGAATTGGTCTTGGGCGCTGCGAGAAATTCAATCTAGGGTGCATACTATTCCTTTGCAGTGGATTCATCATATTTACACTTCTAAGTATCTGTTCATTCAGCACACGTCTCCAATTCCTAGATTGGTTTGTGTTGAAAAGCTTAATGCTCAATTTTATTTCGATTATCAAGTTAGCAGACAGCGTAGAATGCAAGTAAGGTGTGACTTTCAAGATGCATCTCCATATTCACTCCATACGGATTGCTCTGTTTCATACAGGGACCCAAAGTGCGATCTATTGTTTACGCAGCATCAGGTGTTTGATGCATTAAAGTCTTGTCATATTGACTATCTTCCAGTGATTGGCATCTGCCACGAGTTTGGAGGCAGCCTAGATGACCTAGCTGCGTTATTGCCATTTGCAGCAGCAAATCCAAAGATTCCAGGAACCTACGAACTAATTGATCTGCATCTCAGGGCACTGGGACTGGAGTCCAGTAGAGGCACCAAGGAGATGGAACGAAAGTACACTAGATTAAGATAGCTTGCATAAAATATGACCTACGAACAAGCCATTCAAGGTAAACGCACCGTCTGGTTCACGCTCACCAAGCAATGGTGGGATATGATCCACGAGGGCATCAAGAAGGAAGAGTATCGCGCTATGACGGAGTATTGGACGCGAAGATTATTCAAGCCCTACGACTTCGATGTGGCTGTCTTCCGCAATGGTTACGGGAGTAACGACCCAACCATGGTCGTTGAGGTTGTGAAGCAGCCAACAATAGGAGAGGGGCGGACCGAGTGGGGAGCCGAGGAAGGGAAGAAATATTTTGTGACGACGCTGGGCCGCGTGTTGTGGTCTAGTGAAATGAAGGTAGCAGAATGAGTAAAGACTACAGTAAAAGAACATCGGCAGACTTAAAGAATGAGTTCCTGAACTTTACGGAAAGGCAGCGACTCAGTAGCATTGTAAAAGTGTTCAGGATGCGATGGGATAGGGTTTCTGTGCGGTTGCAAAGTTTCCGATCAATGAGACTTGGGAGGTCGCGCCCGACTAGAGGGCGACACCATGCCTTTGATCATTGCAGATACGTGACGTCACTTTTATTGAACAAGAAAACCACCCAAAAGTGCGCTTCCAAGAGAGGCGAGGGTGGTGTTGATGAGTAAGAATGCATAGAGAGTTAAGCAAGATACAACAATTGCTCAACAGTCAAAATGACGAGCAACGGCAGTTGGGCAAAGAGCTAGAACGTGGATTTCGCCCGTATTGGTCCGACCATCCAAGCGATCAATCTATTATTGATTGGATTCGCACGCACAGTTCCTTTGTAACCCTTTTTCATTTCGGAATGATCCTTTGCGAAATTGAAGAATCTGTAATTGAGCTTCATGGCGACATGAGGCGTGGCAGGGCTTATACTCAAGGCGTAGTGATTGAGATTTTTTGGTGTGATAAAGACGAGACCTTTATTTATTATGGACCAAAACAAAATCGCGAATGACCTTAGGAGCAACTACAGATGAAAGCCGTTTATTGCAGGAATTACAAGGGCTTCACTGGATGTTTTTCAATTCGGGAAAATCCCTTGAGCTTCCTATTGTTTACGATAGACTTTTATGCGGTCAATCCTGCCTAGCAAAACACACCTCCTGTCTAAGCGATAGCTACTCAACCAAGTGGCTAGACCTAGACTGCAACGGAGGGTATTTCGTGTATGTTTTGAACAATGAAGTGTTGCGGGAATCCCAATTCGACAATGCCGCCGATGCTGTAAATTATTACAACAAATTGTGTTAAAAGGAACAATGCAACCATTGGACAAGGACTATTAAATCGAATAATTATGAACACAGAGTTTGATGAGATCATGGAACTGGCAATGTCGCCTGATGCGCAAAATAGAGCAATTGCTTTCCAGTTGGCTCAAGGGTGTTTGGAGGACAGGCAGCAGCAACTGCGTGTGCGAATAACCTGTAAAGTAGTGGATAAGGCGTTCCAGTGGAGCGAGTTAAACGGTTTTATGGAGATATCTAGTGAATTACTGATTCAGCAGGCTATTTTGTTCATGCGCTGCGGCTTTGCGATGCCTGCTCCACCGCACTTGCCAACGCAGCTGTGCAAGGCACTAAGAAGTGAGTTTTTAGTTCTTGCTGGCAATCCCGTTATGATTGCACGGAATCATCCTAATCTTATGACGATTATCCTTGAGGGGTATTTCGCTACTGGGTTGGCTTTTAAAGATGGGGCTGAACGTCCAACAGGTGTGGTAGAAATAAAAAATGCGCTTTCTTTTAGTATGAAGGTTGGCACATTTGACTTGATTTTGGAAGAAAGATGGGGCTTTTACTGGGCAGAAATGGCTAGAAAAATCCAGGCATTTGCTCGCAAAAACTTCAAGACTACAGTTTTTGAAGACGAATGCGGTCCTTTTTTGCTCGAAGCCCCAGAGCGCATTATTATTAATCCTGAAAAGTTTGTCAAGCGTGATTAAACCTCCTATAGTGCCCAATCAAGCGCCAACTCCAAAGCATCCCGAACATCTTCCCTGAGTCTGCCCTTGTTCCGCCCCTTGGCGTAGCACGCGAGCCGACCTTCTACGAGCGTCAATCCCTCAGCTCTGAGCCTTCCTAAGATGTAGCCATCTGACTTCTTTTGCCCGCTACTAGAAGGGCTTACGCTTCGATGAGGAATGCCCAACTTTTTAAACCAAGCTAGGCAAAGCTCGGATACTTCTTGGTTGCGCCCAACATTGCGCGATATTTTTGCTACCTGTGCTTTGCTACCTTTGCTTTTGAAGGTCACATTCTGCGCGTTGCTGTTGTCTACGGCAGCGCTCACGCCTTCTTTGCCCGCCAACTCTACCGCAAGGTCCTGGAACTCGAAAAAGTCCCTAAAAACGCCTACGGTGGCCGTCTTGGTTTCCCAATTGACGACCGCGTAGGCGAATTTGTTCGAGGAGACACTTGGATCAATACCTATTGTGATTCTTTTGCGGATCATGCGACGTTGTTGCCCTCAAACAAAAGCCCAGGGTTGCCAGGAAGTAATGTCTGCGCATCGGAGTTAAACGCCAATCCATTGACAAGTCGAATGTCGTTGCCCATGATCTGAAACTTATCTGTCCCTGCGTCCTTGGTGTAGATAGAGAAGAGCCCACCGCCAATAGCATCTACCGACCCTGTGCAATTACTTACTCTAAAGCGAGTGTTCACGATTGCATTATCCCCATGAGAGATGAAGAACTGGTTGGGTTGGCTTATCGAAAAGCCAATGTAGCAAGAGTCAATGTCAAAAGACCCGATTTCCAAAGGTCCAATTGAGGGTAAGAAACTATTACTTGGAAAGTTGAGCGTTCCCGTATTGATGAACTTGCAATCAAAGGCGAGGAATCTGCCAATGCTAGAGCAAGAAAAGCCCACGCCCCCAAAAGCAGGGCCGCCGTTTTGGGCTATGAGAAGGCCGCCATTCTGAAACGTTACACCCTTCCATGTCGTAGAGTTAGCTAGGGTTTGCTGACTCGTGTCAATAATTGCTTGGTCAGAGTTCGCCCCGTCGATCGTGAGGTTTTGAATGTGCGAATCCCCTGCAAGGGTGATAAAAGGTTGGAGCAGTCCAGTAGGTTGGCTCGCGGCAATGGTTGTGCTAGTGCCGCCTGAGAAAAGGCCGCAAGAGCTTGGGGCAAAGCCCTTCACGTTGGCGTCTTGTAGTATCAGCGTCACATCTTGCGGCATGTTGATGTTGGCTGCTATTTCCCAGTCTCCTGTTAGGGCGATTTGTCCCAATGAATTAGGTTGTGGCAGGTCGTTGATTGTGGATGCTGTGGTCATTTTGAGTGAGTTGCATTGTGATGTAAAAAAATACCCGCCCGATAGTAAGACTATCTAAGCGGGTAGAAACTCTTTATTGCTTACTAGTAAAGATAATGAAAATTATGCAATTACGGCAAAAAATGATAACTTTACTACTATGGAAGATGGTAAAGAAAATAAGGGCGGACGACCCAGAAAGTGGAGCAGTGTAGCAGACATGCAATCTGCCATTGATGCTTACTTTGCTCAGTGTAAGGCCGATAAAGACCCTCCTACTATAGAAGGCTTGGCCTTGGCGTTGGATTTCAACACAAGGACGTCATTGCTCAATTACGAGGGTTATGTAGATGAGAACGGAGAGGAGTTTTTGAACGCTATAAAAAAGGCAAAGAGCAAGATCCAAGACTTGTGGATCAAGGGTGCCATGAAAGGCGATCTAAATGTAGCGACCGTCCTATTTAGCCTTAAGAACAATGCAGGCTACGTAGACAGGAAAGAGGTTAAGCAAGAACAGCATCATACGGGTGATGTGACGTTTAATTTTGGCAACTCCCCCGACTTGCCCAGCAGCGAAGAGGACATTATTGACCCTCTTGAAAAATGATCATCACAGACGTCTTCGAGCCTACACCCGTATTTGTGGCGAACATGAAATCTACTGCTGATGTAGTAGTCAACCAAGGCGGCACGTATAGCGGGAAGACTTACTCAATACTTCAAAAGGAAATATTGATTGCTGCCACTCGGAGAAAGACACGCACCACGGTGGTGGCGCAAGATGTGCCCAACCTTACACGTGGGGCAATACGAGACTTTGAGGACATTATAGGCTATATGACCGACAATGTGCCCAAGGGCATTAAGTGGATGTTTGGAGGGGATTACAACAAGACCAAGAAAACGCACACCTTCCCTAACGGCTCTTTTATGGAGTTTGCATCCTTTCGTGACTGGCAGGGTGCAAAGGCGGGTAAACGCGATAGATTGTTTGTCAATGAGGTGAACGGTGTGCCCGAACGGATATTTGATGAGTTGTCAACTAGGACCGACCAGCAGGTGACGGTGGATTTTAACCCCAATACCGCGTTTTGGGTACATGATCGCTTCTTAAACGATCCTAACGCGCATTGGATATATTCCAACTACTCACACAATCCGTTCAACTCGGAAAAGAAAGTGCGGGAGATCATCGCAAAGGGTCGGCGCAATCCAGAGTGGTGGCAAGTGTACGGTCTTGGTAAAACGGGCAATACTTCCGAGGTGATCTTCCCTGATGTCAATTGGATATCGGATAGCGACATGCCCGACCACAGAAAGTGTACCTCCGTGGTTTACGGCATTGATTGGGGATATTCGCCCGATCCGTTTGCACTATCCGAGGTGTGTTTGCATAACGATGAGCTATACATAAAACTACATGCTTATGAGTGGGAGTTGGGTTACGAGGAGATTGCCGAGCGTATAGTTGCGAGCGGTGCCCGTGACTCGCGACGTCAAATCGTTTGCGATAACGACAAGCAAGCGATTAGAGAACTTAGAAACACCTATCGAATAAATATGAAGGCTGCCCAAAAAGAGGCAGGCAGCATTGAAAAAGGAATACGGAATTTAAAAAACTACAAACTAAACATTGTTGCTAACGATTGGGCGCAAATAGAACAGCGCAATTATAAGTGGAAATTGCACCGAGAGACGGGCAGGGCGACCAATAAGCCCGCCGACGGGCATGACCACTTTTGGGATGCCACCCGCTACGCCGCCCGCTATTTATCCAATATTAGCTCAATGTATTCAATTGCATAACATGAATAACGAACAGTTTTTGCACAATCTTAGTGCATTTTACCAAGCCATGGAACTAGCCCAAAAGAATCCGCAAAACATTAATCCTGGCTTGCTTCGATTGGCCGCTGCCTGCCGCCGAACTATTGAAAAGTCTCGTCTTGTCCTGCGCCGTGTGTACAGTAAGGATGTGCTTAATGAGCCGCCTTTCTTGGTTACGGGCTTTCCTGACGAGTCAAGCATGTCAGTGGCCGTCAGGCCTGGAATGGGTATCACATTGCACCTGCCAGAATCTACAGACCCTAATAAGGTTGAGCAGTTAGAAGGTTTATTTGCCGAAATGGGATTTCGCTTATTAGTCTTCTACGAAGGTCGAAGTGAATTGACGCCAGAGCTTTTTGAAGAGCTTCAAGCAAAGGTCCATAATCTTGACGTGCCAACTACATCAAAAGAGCCTATTGGTCCCCAAGTTCAGCAACTTATTGATAATATTGTTTTAAGTTTACCCAAGGATATTTCAAAAGAACAGGCTGAGCGATTGGTAGAAGCATTTACTTGGGGAGGGCAGTCCCTTGTTGCCTTGCCCGATCTTGGTTTTGATGTAAGCAACACACCAGATAGTCAGGACAAGCCCGCCCCTCAAATCATAGAAGTGACCGAAGAAATGGCAAAAAACCTAGAGGTCGATCCTGAGACAAATACGGTGGTACCCGTGCAAGACCAACCCGAAAAAGCCAACCCCAAACGCATGAAATCCGAAACTGTCAAGACCATCATGGAGATGCACGGCAATGGCTTCACTGCCGAAGCGATTAGCGATGAGTTGCAAATCGTTGTAGAAAAAATCGAAGCGTGTATTGATCGCAATGCAAAAAAGAGCAAGTAATGCGGGTAAGATTCACGATAGACGGCATTGAATACCAAACACCTGCGTCGTGGGCTGAAATCACACTGGATAGGTATGTCCGATGCTTGACTACCCACGCCCAAGACAAGCCCGAAGTCCTCAAGCGTCTACACCAAAAGATGCTAGATGAAGATTTTGAGTTTGGACAAAAGGATTGGGATAGTTTGCCCGTAACGGATCGTGCCGCTATTCTAGATTTTTACGCCCAAGAATTGGCCTATTGGTCGGACGCGCCGCTATCTACGATACGTGAGCATATGGACGTAAACGAACTAATTGCCGCCTATGCGACCTTGTGCGATGCGTTGGACCCTGACAAGTGCGAGGTTGATGAGAAGTTTTGTGCGTTTTGGCATGAAAACATTTTGTATCATTTGCCTAAGAAGCACATGGTTGGGGCTACGCTATCCGAATACGTAGACGCATCCATGTTTGACGATAAGGCCAAGCAATTAGAAGGTGGCAATTGGGAGGCACTGCCCGAGGTATTGGCTGTCCTGTGCCGCCCTGATAGGTCCGAGAAGTACGACTATATTGAGACTCAGCATATGGCAAGGGCAAAGGCATTTGGATCGCTTAAAATGGATGTAGCAATCAATTGCTCTTTTTTTTTGCTCAGACAAAGCGCAACATCCAAGGCCAATTTGAGTATTTATTCCCTGTACATGGCGGTAGGCGAAGTAAAGAGTCTACCCACTTCATAGAACGCCATGGTTGGGCAGGAATACTCTACCGTATTGCCGAGTCAGGTCTATTCGATCAACGAATTAGTGGCAAGGACGCAATGCGATGCGCCGAGGAGGCCGATTTGTACGCTGCCCTTAATTACCTAGACGAGCAGGCGGGCATTGAATTTCTTAACAATCAAAGTAGTGTTTCATGAGCTTAGTGCAGTTTAGTAATGTCCTCAACCTGATGGTGCAGCATTCCAATAGTCAAATTGAGTGGTACCAATATGGTTATCGCCCTGACATGAATGTCACACGACAAAATAACTTTGCCCAGAGCGGCAGTATATCGCGCTCCTATCCCTCTTTGATGCTAGAGGTGCCAGATGGGATGCCTCAAAACAGCAACCAGCTACGGGCTCCAATTCGGCTATGGTTTGACCAATTAGTGGGGCGCGATGCCCTTGGTAATCCCAACGCCAACACCGCACTAGAAAAGCAGTCCGAACTAATGGATATTGCTACTAATTTCATGAAGCAACTAGAGTTAAACCTAACCAATTTAGCGTTGGGTATCTACGTTGCAGGGGAACCTACCTATGAGATAAGCGCCGACATTGGCAATGACAACACAGTGATACTGATCGTCTCTACGACACTGATACTTCCTATTGATTGTAACGGGCCCGATCTGCAATTGGGCAGTATTACTATTGCTAAAGAAGATATAGAGCGTACAAATGCTTAATTTTGAACCCATAGCGCAGGCGGTGGCAAGGCACTTGACGCCGCTGCTTTCCAAAGAGCTAATTAGGCAGGGGCATCGCCTTACGGGTAGCCTGCTAAGTAGCCTAGAAACTCGCGTTAAGGATCAAGTGAAAACGACTAAGCTAAACTTTCTAATGCTATCCTATGGTCGAGCCCTTAATGACGGGGTTCCTCCGTCTAGGATACCTTACACCATCGGCGGTCCACCGCGCGGTGGACGCTCCAAGTATATACAAGGCTTAGTAAAATTCGCTGTTCTGCGCTTTAGGGTTGATAAAAAACGCGCGCTCGGTATCGCCTTTGCTATTGCAAATAAGCACAAGCGAGAGGGTGCGCCGCTAACTGAAAAGCGATGGATTGACAATGTGCTAGATTTGGAGATGCAGGTTGTTGAAAGGATGATATCCGAGATGTCCGAGCAGATCATTGTAGAACTTATAGACCAGTACTTAGACTATGATAAATCTAAC